GATGCCCCCCAGCCCGATCGGATCGACACCCACCTTGTCAAGCTTACCGCTTGCCTCGATTTGCGAGACAATATCCGCTACGTCGTCCACGTCGTCGCCAATGCGGGGCGGCATTATCAGGTCGCCATCGCGGGCGAAGTCGTGAAAACGTGCGGCTTCCGACTTCCGCCGCTCCATTACGCTGGGGTGCGCCCACGCCCGCGCCCATAGTAGCCACTTGCCGGTTAGCGAATCGCGACCGGTTACGCATAAGCCCAACAAGTCATCCAAACCGCCGCCGTCAATACCTACATCAATCACGTCCGAACGGGCGATCAGTTCGCCAAGGTCAAAGGGCGCGACGGCGCACGATTCCCAATAGTCGGCCCCCGCCCAGCGGTTCGACATCAGGGCAAGGCCAATCTGGACATTGAGGTGTTTTGAGAGAAAAATGCAGACCGATTCTTTTCCGCTCTCTTCGGCTTTACGCAGCCCGCCCTCCAAGAACTCGCGGTCTACGCTCACATTCAGGTTCGGATTGGTGATGTAGAAGTTCTCAGGCTTCATATGGTCGCCCGCTTCAATCATCGCGGGTGGGAATTCATAGAGCATCGGCAAGGTCTTGCTGTCAGCGATGCGTCCGTCACGCACCCCACGCGCGTATTGCAGCTTTTGCAGGAACACCCCTGACGGCGGCTCATCCGCCATTGTGGTGAGATAAATCACAAACCCCTCGGGCCGCGAGGCCAAACCTCCCGCCGCTTCGAGCAGCATACCCTCTGCCTTTGGCTGTTTGCCAAACAGGTGAAGCTCATCCACCAGCAGGCCGATTGTTTTTTTACCCCCAACACTGTGCTGGTCGGCGGCGATCACCTTGAGCGTGGCCTTAGTGCCCCTGTGGGTGACCGTTTTTAAGTGTTCCTGTATCAGGAACATGGATTCGAGTTCGGGCGACGATTTAATCATATCGCGCACCGGGATAAAACTGTTCTGTGCCACTTCCACCGTAGGGGCCAGTATCAAAAATTCCCCCGACATGCGCCAGTTGCGGATAAGCGCGGTGAGCATAATCGCCGCCGCTATGGTGGACTTGCTGTTCTTCTTCGAGATGAGCAGGAAAAACTCGTTTATCAGCCTGCGCCCCGAGTCCGCATCGTAAGCGCCAAAAATGCACGATGCGAAGTCAAATACCCACGGCAAACAGGCTTCGCCGATCATCGGACTGCCCGCCGCATCAACGATGCGCAACTCCCTGAATATCTCCATAGCCGCTTCGGCTTCTTCGGGGAAGATCGGGGGCGGTAATAGTGAATCACCGTTGACGATGCGCGCTTGCCAGTCTATGCAAGCCGTGGAGTGTGTCACGCGACCCCCTCCCGGTATGCTAAAAACTCGTCTGGGGATTTTGCCCCTTTACTTAAATTGCAGTCGGGGCAAAGAAGTTGCACGTTCTCGTCCGTGTGGGGACCGCCCTTCGCAAGAGGCATGATGTGATCTAGGTGGGCGTTACTCGGCAACGCCGTGTGGCAGTAAACGCATTTACCATCTTGTGCTGTGAATAGTTTTTTACGTATACCTCGCGACAAGACACCTCTCGCGCCAGATTTTGCGGCGCGTCTACCTGCCGATCTTGTATAGTATTGATCCTTATTCGCCTCGTAGTGCCTCTTCTGCAAGACTTTTCCCTTGGCGAGGCATGTTTCCTTGTTTGCTTGGTAGTAGGTGCGGGCGTAGGCTTTCGCCACCTCTTTATTTTTAACATACCGGCCAGCGTTCAACGCCTTGCTCTTTTCTGGGTTGTTTTTACGCCATTCTGCGGATGCCAAGCGGCGGGCTTCAGGGTCGCGCCAATACCGTTCGCGCATGTAGGACAACGTGGGTTGCTTGTTTTCTGCGTATTTCGCCCTACGCTCCTCATTAACCCGATCAGCGTTGCGCGCTCGAAATGCCTTGGCGTATTCGCAACAGCACTGTCTGCACCATTGGAATTTACCGTCTTTACTATTTTTTGAATTATTAAATTCACCCAGCGGCTTTGTGGTTAAACACTTTGAACACGTTTTCATCGGATACCCCTCAATAGTAGTTGGTGGCTCGCGGGTAATCGTTCCGATTGAGGCGGACAAAAGGCTTGCAATCCCTGTCCCCGCGAAGCGCTATTGTATCACCTATATCCTTCTTTGTGTTCAATTTTTGCTTTGTCGGAGTTATGGTGGCGGAAACATAGCGAATCCCAATTGGTCTTATCCCAAAAGAGTTTCAGGTCTCCTTTATGTGGCACCCGATGGTCTACAACCCGCGCTTCGGTAACGTAACCCTCCTGCGCGCACATGACGCACAGAGGATGCGCCTTGAGCCATCCGAGACGTGCCTGTTGCCATTTGTACCCGTAAAGACGCTGGCTGGATGTACCGCGTTGTGCGTCGGGCGTATCAGGGCGCGATGCAGTTAGCCGTGACGCATTGCTTGTCGCGAGGCGCGGTTTTAGGCAGGTTAGTTTCACTCAGTCCACACCGAAGAGCAGACATGGCAGCGATGCGTTCTGCCAAAATTCCAGTGTTGGAATGGGCTAGTTCCACATTTTGGACATTTCATGCCTTACCTCCTTGCACCAGCCGTGGGGGTACTGGTACGGCATATTTTCCCGATGCTGCTTTCTTCGCAGCATCCTCCCGTTCTTCCTTCTTCCCGCCTTTTGCCCCCGCCTTTTCATGGCAGAAAGGGAGCAACACTGCAGCCGCTCGGTCGCGCCGGTCTTTTGATTCCAGCGGGTCGCGTATCACTTTCAGGAAATGATCGAGCGGGGTGAGGTTGGGGTCGATCTCCTCTACCGGTTCAGGGGTGGGTGGTTTGGAAATTGCGGGTAGCGGTTCGCCTGCTTTCGCCCGCCGTGGTTGCTTCGTGACTTCCTTTATAGTCCCCTTCGGACGGCCTGCGCCTGCTCTTACCCCACCTCTAGCCATTCTTGGCTCCTTTCGTCATATTGCAGCGTTTGCACGCGAGTTGGACATTGTGGAGCATGTGCGCCCCGCCTTTTGACATCGGTATTATGTGATCTAGTTCAGGCGCGTTCGGTTCGCGCGTTCCTTTCAACTCTTTGGGGGTGTCGATCCCGCATATCTTGCACTTCCAGCCGTCGCGCACGAATACCTTGTGCTTGTGAATGTATTGGTATTCAACGCCGAATTGTCTTGCGCGCCTGCGGTGACAACACCCCGACCCGGCGTGCGCCCTCGTTCGGCATTGCTTTGAGCAGTACACGGTATTCTTTGACCTGTACGGCAATTCAAATACCGTGCCGCAGTGAGCGCAGGGGCGGGGCGACCTGTCCTTGGTGTCCAGCTTTACCCCGCGCTGCCGCATCCTATGGATATTCGCTGTTCGGTAGCATTCAGGTGAACAGTACACGCACTGTATGGATAGCCCCGAAAGCGATTTTCCACAGGTCTTACACACCCCTTTGTTTTCTTGCTTAACGCGCCCGCCAACCGGCGCGCAGCCAAAACACAACCGCCTCTTAGCCCCGCGCTGGGTTGGGGTAAATAGTGCGGAACACTTTTCACACATTTTAGGGGCGATTACTTTCGCAACATAAGGCGCTCGTGGCTTCGGTATCGCTTTAACGTACCCAACCGGCTTGCGCCCCGCCCCCTCTCTTTTACCGCCCCTTGCCATTGCCCATTTGCCCTAAAAATATGCGCTAAAAGAATCATACCATACTATTTTGAATAATGTAAAAAATCGTACAAAAATCAATAGTGTCTTAATGGGCACAGATGCGGTCTAGGGCGGTAGCAACTGTGGGGAATGCGAGTACCCTACCGTGTTAGTCAGGTATTGGGGTGAGCACGGCAGGGTGAGCACGGCAGGGTGAGCACGGCAGGGTGAGCACGGCAGGGTGAGCACGGCAGGGTGAGCACGGCAGGGTGAGCGTGCAGGATGAGCATGCAGGGTGAGCAGGGCAGGGTGAGCATGCAGGGTGAGCAGGGCAGGGTGAGCATGCGGGGCAGGGTGGGCATGCAGGGTGGGCATGCAGGGTGGGCATGCAGGGTGAGCATGCAGGGTGAGCATGCAGGGTGAGCAGGGCAGGGTGAGCAGGGCAGGGTGAGCGGGGCAGGGTGAGCAGCTATCTCCACATCAGCACAGCACAGCACAGCACAGCACGATCCACTAACAGACAACACCCAACCCGCAAAGCAAAAAGCACGGCATTGCGCCGTGCTTGAGTAGGTTAAATGGTATTTGTGGTGCGCCTAATCACGCATTTGGAGGATGTAGAGCAGGATAGCAAGTAAGAATGTCATAGCGCGCTCCTCAATCTATCGATTATTGCAGACAATTCCACGGCTTTGAACTCATCGGCAGTGTATTGGAATTCCGCCAGGTTTTCGGTATATTTACCTCTGTAATAAGGCGCATCCTTGTAATTCAGGGATAGCCGGATAGTTACCATACCCGGTGCGGCATCCTGATTATGGCCTGTCCACAATTCTACACATAAAACAGATTCTTGATCCCTAAGCCATTCATCTTCAAACGCATACAGGTCTTCCTTTCGATCTTCCGGTATCGCATCGTAATCATCAAATTCATTTTCACGGCAGAATTCAGCCAGCGCATCCGCCTGTAACCTTTCGGCATGTTCCCTTTCGCCATCGGTAAAAAATCGGCCTGATGATATCCCCAGCGGATAGTATTCCGATATTAAAAATCCGCCATTGGTGAAAGGGATAAAACCAGAATAGGCGTTACCGCTCACTGTATCAATGCGCGCCATTCCGTAACTGTCATGCTGTTCGCCGATGAATTCATCTTTTATCAGCTCCGCTAATTCACCCATTTTATAGGCTTGTGCGGTATTGGCATTGGGTGAAAAGTGTAGTAGATCGTCTTGTGCTTTCATTTTAAAACCCCCTCGTTTGCGCCTCAATTCCCGAGATGAAAGCGGCTATTATGTAGTAAGCATCTTTTTTAGTTTCGTAACCCATAGAGCAGGGGCATGTAACGCCGCCGGATTCATTCACCACGCGCGCCAGCTTTGTTCCACCGTAAGCTTGATCCAGATGGTAATGCCCGACATTGGATTTAAAGCGCCCATTTTCTTGCTTATCGGAATAAGTGGCGGGGCTATTTGTTATCCGGTTTAGGCGATTGACCAAGCCATCGAGGTCTTTTTGTGTTGTGCGTGTGCTCATTTTGTAGCTCCTTGTTTATAGTATATACGGGCGTTATTGCCGCGTCATGTGCTGCGATTAAAAATTAAAATGTTGCCTCTTCAGTTTGACGATCTTGGTATGCTGATTCGAGATTTTCGGCCAATTCTTGTGCGACTGTTTGCAGGTATTCATCATCATCTGAACTGATACCGCCTAATGTTTCAAATTTACCATCAGAGGCGGTAACTTTCACATAAACCCATTGCCATTCATCCTTGCACCAGCTTTGCAGGTACTCAAAATCACGCTTAACGCTGGCTTCCGTTATTTCACCTTGCGTAGGCGCGCGGCCTAGCTTTGCAGTCAATTCTTGCAAGGCTTCATCCCTCGAACCCCATCCCTCTTCGCGCGCCTTTTTCATTGTGGCGGCAAAATCATAAAAGCGTTTTGAATTACGATCAGAATGCAATACCCATTCGCCGGCGTGTTTATCACGGCTTGTCCATTCACTAACAATGCCATGCCCGTCGTGCTC